ATTTGCCAAAACGTTGATGGAATTCATCAAAGTTCTTGAGCTTGGTGGGCAGGAACGGAAGGTCGTATGTGGTCAACGCAATACGAGCACCCATCACAGTGAGCTCAGTTTCAAAGTTCTTCATCATATAACCCAGGAAGTTATCAGCCATTTCATGGAACTTCTTGTCCTCGGTTTTCTTCTCTACAGCATCTTTAAGCTCATAGCACATGGAGATCACCAAGCTGTACATTGCCGACACTTCTTTGACCTGCAAGTCCTTGACCTTGCCGTCCAAAATGTCCTTGGGGTCGGGCATGCGGCTTGCAACCTTGCGGTGGCTCATAAACTTCACAGCAAGACCTTCGCCTACAGTGCCTGCAATTAGGTTGGTCAGCGTCTCGTCGTCAGTGGTCTCGTCGTTGAGCAGTTGGCTGACAAAAGTCCAAGAGCGCGGAGTAGCAAATGCACGGCTAGAACTCTTGCTGTCAAAGTCGTACAGATCCTGCTTGGCAAAGCTGAGGTAACCAACCACGTCTTTGTGGATCTTGTTCATCACAGCCCACTCTTGATAACTAGCAAAGTCCACCTTCATCTCTTGGTGAATAAAGCGGTTTGCCAACGGTGTGGGCATGCGATAGGTGACGCCCTTGTCGCTTTCACGGTTACCTGCAGCAACCATCACAACGTTGTCGGGCAGGCGATACTTGCCAATGCGTCGGTTAAGAATCAGCTGATATGCGGCACTTTGAACACTGGCAGGAGCCGAGTTAAGTTCGTCCAAGAATAGCACCACAATGGGATATTGTGCGGCAGTTTCTTCATCAGGCAGTTCCACAGGGGGAGCCCAATCCATCTTGCCCAGATCTTTGTTGTAAAACGGGATACCACGGATGTCTGTGGGTTCCATCTGTCCCAAACGCAGGTCAATCATCAAACCACCAAGTTCGGCAGTGATACCCTCCACAAGTTCGCTCTTGCCAATGCCGGGAGGACCCCACAAGAACAAGGGACGTTTGACTTCGAACGCTTTGAGCAAGCTCTTGCGAGCTTGGAGCGCGGTAACTGTACGTGATTCAGACATGGGCTTACCTTTCAAAAAAATGTTGCTGAGTTGTTATTGTAGCTGATCGTGATTTATTGGTCAACTGTTGATGGTGGCAAACGGACTACAATCTTCATCAAGTTCTTGTTGATGGATGATCTCGGCGGCCTCCACAACAAAATGCACAGGAATTTCTAGCTCACGAGCCACTTCGGAAAAGGACTTGCCTTCTTTGAGCAGGTACTCGATGTCCAGTGCTAGGTCGCTCATACAGTCTCCTTGTTCATGTATTCAAACAAAATCCATTTGGCACGGTTCAGCGTCTGACGCTGATCTTCCATGATGTTGGCCAGGGTGTCGCTGTCGTAAGGACCATAGCTCACCATCTCTTGGCAGTCGCTCAGGAGGCTTGCGGCCATCATTGCCGGACCTGAAAAGCGAAACGTGATGCTCTCTTCCACTGCTTCACGCAACTGGGCTTCGGTGCAACCATACATGCGAATGTCGCGTTTTTGGCTTTCGTTGAGTTCCCGGTACATCGCTGGCTCCTTTTTGTTACACTATGCATATATTATAGCAAATCGGAAATTATTGGTCAACCCAAAAAAAAAAGCCCCGCAAACTTGCAGGGCTTTTGTAGTACTTGAGTATTACTTTTCAAAACTAGTACTCTAGCACTACATGACAGGGCCGTTGCCGTTGCGAAACCCTATCTCCCCACCTTCTGCTTCGATGCGCTTGTACACATCTTCCAACAAGATGGGCGAGAAGTCGGTTTGTTCCACACACACGCAATGGTATCTTGGATCAATTTCGTTGCTGTACAAAACAGCACCGGACCGGGCATCTATACCACGGGCCCGCTTGACTCTTGTGGCATGCAAGTGTCCGTGAATGTTTACTCCAAAGCGACCCAGGCTGGCCTCATGTACAGGGATATGACTGAGAATCATACCGTTGAGCACATGGTATGCACGTAACTCACGAAAGTACTCGCGGTATTCGTCATCACGGAAGATGTCATGATTGCCACGGATCAATACTTTGTCTCCGTTCAAACGTGCCAACGTCTTTAATGCTTTGCGGTTGATAACAACGTCACCCAAGTGATACACCTTGTCTGAGGGTCGAACAGCATCGTTCCAACGTCGTATCATTTCCTCGTCCATCTCATCAGCATCGTCCCATGGACGAAGCTTGGTCACACCATCTTCACGAGTAAAACGGCACACACCGGTATGACCAAAATGTGTGTCACTGACTAAAAATGTAGCAGGCATCATGCCCTCCAAATCTCTACAAAGCCCTCTTGCTCAGTGGGCATTTCAAAATTCCAAACCATGTCATGTAGCACATGCTCTGGGATAACTTTTCCTGGTCTTGTGGCCAGTCTGCGTTGATGTTCCTCTTCGTCGGGAGTCTGAAACACCACCGCAACATGCTCATAGTCGGGCAACATACGAAACTTCTTGGCACGACTGGTCACTGTGGTTGAAGTCTGATCCCAGATCACATCTAGTCCACGTTCACGGCACCACACCACATGGTCTGCCATAAATTTCACTGCTGTGGGCATGTACTCTTTAAAAACTTCAGAGTAAGTTTTCCCCTGTCGTTTGGCCCAGTCTTCAACCCATGCATCCGTGGATACCACATTCATGCCCAGGGCCCAGGTTTGATTACGAATCCATGTGCTCTTGCCTGATCCAGGTACACCCACAAGTTGATAACAACGAGGCATTGCGGCTGCCATTAAAACTCAGCGTCCTTCCAGTTATTCTCATGATCAAAAGGTTTTTCGTCTGCATCATAAGTCCAGCCCAGAGCCTTCATCATGCGATGCTTGACACGCAGATTTGGAATACGATGCCGCTCACAGTCTTTGAATCCCATCATGATACCAACCTCGGCCACAGCACCCGAACGGCAAATGCCAGCATGACAGTGTACCACCACGTTGGTGTGTTTTTTCAGCGCACGTTTCAGCAAGCGAACAATCTCTGCGGCTTGCTCGTCACTGATTTTGGCCTCGTCGGGAAAATTGTCAGCATCTTCAGCATCCAAGAACTCGAATCGATGTACTTCTTGAAAATCGTGTGCGGGCTCGGGCCACCAGCTAGACGCAGGATCCATGATCTGAATCAGCATGCTGTTGACCCCAGCCTCGTGATGGTACCGCATGGGCACATCGGCTGCGGCAACATTCTCAATCCAGGGCATGTCATTCTCCATTAAATGTGTAATTATAACAAAAATGGAGAATTCAGTCAACCATTAGTATCTATACGTGTCAGGTTTATAAGGTCCGTCAACTGTAACACTGATGTATGCAGCCTGTTTGGGCGTCATGGTGGTTAGTTCTGCACCAATTTGGCCCAGATGCAGTCGTGCAACTTTTTCATCCAAGTGCTTGGGCAACAAATACAACCGACCAGTTTCGTAGTTTTTGGTGTTGTTGTATAGATCAATCTGTGCCATGACTTGGTTGGTGAAACTGTTTGACATCACATAGCTGGGATGGCCAGTGCCACAACCCAAGTTTACCAAGCGACCTTCAGCCAACAAGATAATGCGTTTGCCGTCGGGGAAAATAACATGATCCACTTGCGGCTTGATGTTCTCCCATGTACAGTCCTTGATGCCAGCAACATCAATTTCGGTATCAAAGTGACCGATGTTACACACAATAGCGTTGTTCTTCATGCGATCCATGTGTGCGCGAGTGATAACATCTACGTTGCCTGTAGCAGTTACAAAAATGTCGCACTTGTCTGCGGCGTAGTCCATGGTGACCACACGGAAGCCTTCCATGGCGGCCTGCAGGGCGCAGATAGGATCTACTTCGGTGACCCAGACCTGGGCGCTGAGTGCACGGAGTGCCTGAGCGCTGCCTTTGCCCACGTCACCATAACCGGCTACTACAGCAACCTTGCCCGCGATCATGACGTCGGTGGCACGTTTGATAGCGTCCACAAGACTTTCGCGGCAACCGTAGAGGTTGTCAAACTTGCTCTTGGTCACAGAGTCATTAACGTTGATGGCAGGCATTTTTAATGTACCGGCTGCAATGCGTTCCAACAACTTGTGAATACCAGTTGTGGTCTCTTCTGTAACACCTCGGATATCCGCCAGCAGTTCAGGATGCCGATCATGGATATAACCAGTTAGATCATGACCATCGTCAAGAATCATGTTGGGAGTCCAACCATCGGGTCCGCGCACAGTTTGCTTGATACACCACCAGTACTCTTCTTCAGTTTCGCCTTTCCAAGCAAAAACTGGAATACCTCGAGCTGCCAATGCAGCAGCGGCCTGATCCTGTGTGCTGAAAATGTTGCAACTACTCCAGCGTACTGTAGCACCGAGTTCAATCAAAGTTTCAATCAGCACAGCCGTTTGAATGGTCATGTGCAAACTACCCACAATACGTGCTCCAGCCAAGGGCTTTTCACCGGCGTATTCACGACGAATGGCCATCAAGCCCGGCATCTCGTGCTCGGCGATGGCAATTTCTTTACGACCCCAGTCAGCGAGGTCAATGTCTCTAATTTTGTAATCCATGTTTATCTTTCTTTGTATCTGCGTCTGGGCTCTAGATCCGGGGTCTTGAACAAGTATTCACGCCCAACTTTACCTTGTTCAATTTCTTTCAATGCTGTGACCACTGCACTGTGTTTGGGTCCGTTCAATCGTGGAAGATCACCGCGACTCAACTCTCTGGCACGACGAGCGCCAATAAGCACTAAATCGTAACGATTTCCCACTGCGGAAACCGCAGCCTCGTTGCTGAGTCCCAGGGTCATTTCATATTGGTGTTGGGCTTGAACAGCCTCAAAGTCAGTCGTTTTGGTCATTGGATAATCCGTTAGAATGTTTACTGGTAACTTGTTCCATGTTTTGGAACAGCCGTTTTTCTTGAGCTGTGAGTCTGTCCTTGTGTGTCTTGCGTGGGTTGCCACACAAGTAACAATGAGGATTACCACAATCCATGGCATGATGTTTGGCCAATCGATGAGGTTGTCGAATATTTGCTTGATTAAACGTGCCGTGTGACTTGGCAATTTTTACTTGCCTAGCAATTGCTACGTCGGTTTTATGACGACGTCGAGAGTTCAAATATTTGGCTAGATCGTTGCTCATACTATATTATATGACTTGTGTGTCAAGATGTCAAGTTAATTATGCCAGCGCAGAGCGTGTCTTGGTCATATCAGCACAGGTATAGGTTTGATAACTGTGCCGGAGATGTTCAGGCATGGGTATTTCTTCAATGGGCACACCAAAATGCTCAGCCACTTCATAAAAACTTTGAGTCCGGCCAGTGCCCATGTTAAAGACACCACTTACTGGTCGCTCTAGAAAAGCAAGATGCATGTCTACAATGTCTTGAACTGGAACAAAGTCTCTACGATATTCTTTACTGCCTTCAAACACTCGGATACGACCAGTTTCGTGTGCTTGTTTACCAAACTGATGGAACGGACTGGCCTGCGAGCCTTTGTGATCTTCTCCGGGTCCATACACATTGAAGTAACGGAATCCTTGTACTGTGTTGCCGCCTTGATGGTCACGATGATAACGCTCAAACAAATACTTGCTCCAGGCATAGGGTGTGCGTGGATCAGGTGGGGCATCTTCTGTGAACACTTGGCCCTGGCCGTATATGCTGGCCGAGCTAGAATACTGCAAGTTGACGCCATGACGTCGGCAGGCATCAAACAATTGTCTGCTGAAATCAAAGTTTTGTGTCAACACTCGGTCCACATCACGCTCGGCGGTCGAGCTTATACCGCCGATGTGTATGACCCAATCTTGTTCCATGATGCTGGGCATGTTGCCATCTGCCCATTCAAAGGTACTGACTTCGTGTCCGCGGGCTTCAAGAGCCCGGAGCACGTTGCTACCAATAAAGCCACGATGGCCGGTCAATAAGATTTTCATAACAATTGAGAGTTCAAAATAGTTGTAAGAGACTGAATGGTCTTCACAAGATCACCGCGGTGTTGTATTGCAATGCCGCCAGCCTGCTGCCACTCTTGACAATTTGAAGTGCGGTCATCAATCAAGATGTCACCAGGTTTACAATGAACCGGTTTGTCCTTGCTGAATGGACCAAACATAACAGGAATGTCGGGGAAATATTTTTGGGCCCAAAGCACTTTGTCATAGAAAGCCCAATGCACGTCATTGCCCTTGGGAACCGCAGTCAAAAACATTAGTTCAATCCCGTGATGGTCACGCACCCAACGGCAGTAGGCTACTATGGCTTCGGCTTCGGCAGTGGGCACAAGATCTCGATACAGCCTGGGATTGTTGCGCAACTTGACCCATTCTTTGTACGGCCACTTTTCCTCTGTTGTGACCTTTTTCAACACAGCAGTGGCGTAGGCCTTGAAGTCAGCCACAACATCATCCATGTCTATATAGATTGTCATCCCTGACTGTCTCCGGGTGCAATGCGATGGTTATCTTCTACAGAATCTGCTGTGCTGACTTCTATAATGGTTCCAGCCGAGACACATATCAACTGATGTGGCAGCAATGGTTTGTTGTGCCATGTGTCTTGCGGATTCAATTCTGCTTCGTGAACACTGCCATCTGCGGTATTAATATAACGCACAGTGAACTGGCCACTCAGCACGTACCACGATTCATCTTTTTCTGCATGAAAGTGCATGCTGAACTTGGCACCGGTGTTGAAGTGCATGAGCTTGCCGCAGTACTGATCATTGGTGGCCCAGATTTCTTCCGAGCCCCAGCCCTTGGATACAATTCCTGTTAGACGCATATTTCTTTCCGAGTAGGAGCATACACTCCTGTGTGTTGTACGGTCACCGCACTGGCACGTACAGCAAACTCAATGGCCTGTTGCATGTCGCCATTGCTGTGCAGGTATTCCACACACAAGGCCGCAAGGAAAGT